AGATATCAAAATATAGAAGTTATTAAATCAGCAGCAACAGGTAGTGAATACTACGTAAATAATATCTACCCTGAAATACCTCCTACTAATGATGATAATTATATTATTACAGTTTTAGGTGATAGATTAGATCTGTTGGCTTTTGATTTCTATGGTGATTCTAGCTTTTGGTGGGTAATTGCTTCAGCGAACGCACTACCAGGAGATTCACTAGTAGTAGAACCAGGAACACAGCTTCGTATACCAGTAGATTTAGCAGGCGCAATTAATACATACAAGTTAGTAAATGCAATTAGATAGTTATGGCTTTTGATAGCAATAAGATATCAAATATTATTGGCACTAAAATTCCACAATGGTTAATAAACCAATTGGATACTAGAGCTAATCAAGGAGCTAGAGATTCTAGAGACAATGATAATATCTTATTTATAGCGAATAAAACCGCTTGGATAAGACTTGTTTCTTCTATTGATATATTGAATCCTAATGATATAGATTATTTTAGAAAAGTAGTAGGAGACTCAATAAAGAACAAAGAAGATCTTGCTAAGGAATTTGTTTTATTCGGCGGCACATCAAAATATCTAAGAGAAAATTCATATCAACAAAGAGCAGGACTTGGTAAAGATGGCGCCTACGGTATATTAGGAACAAGTGAAATACAACAATTTGGTTATAGGCCAATGCCAGGTATTCAATCTGTTACTATTGATACGCAAGGTAAATTAGGATCACTTAGAGCTGCAACAATTAACTTTAAATGTTGGGATAAAGCCCAATTAGATATTATCGACGCTCTTTATTTTAAGCTTGGTTTTACCATGTTCCTAGAATGGGGACAAACTTTTTTTTATCCTGAAGGAAGTAGCAGAGTACAATCTACAGAACTTTATTCAATAGACCCTTTTAGACAAAATCTTACTAAAGAAGAAATTGCTATACAAATAAGCAAAAATGTTAGGCAATCAGAAGGTAACTATGATGCTATGCTAGGCATGGTTACTAACTTTAATTTTACTTATAATCAAGACGGAGGTTATGATTGCACTATTAAACTAATGGCTCTCGGTATATTAGGAGACGCTATTAAGATTAACAATCCAAAAGATCTACCTAATATATTAGCAGAAGAGATTAGAAGGTATAATCAAACACTCTCTCAAATAGCCGCTGCTCAAAATATACCACCTGCGGAGCCACCAGCACCAACTAGTCAACAAGAATCGATTCTTAGAGTTTTAAACAAAGAAATTAATACAGTAGATAAAGAACCTACTAATGAGCAGAAATTTGTTATTGCTAAAAGAGCCGGTCTTCCAAATTCTCAACAAAAATTAACTGGGTATTACGACAATAATATAGACTATTTTTATGAACTTAAAGATAGAGGTTGGTCTTGGTTAATTCCTAGATTTGGAGCGATTATTCCTGTAAATAATACAACAGATCTCGTATCATCAGTAAATATAAATACGACAAATCTTTTTAATACTGTAACTAGTTTTTTTGATTCTAACAAACCGCCTTCTAATTTTCAAGGTGGTCAAACAGCAGATCCTTCAAATCCTGTAAGCACAACTGCTCTTTTACAAAAACAAGCCGCTTTATTTTATGCTCTTCCTGTAGAAGCAAAACTATTTAAGACAGCCGATCTAATACAGACTAGTAGAGGAAATACTGTAGATATAAGAGCTAAAAGATTTTCTTATTTAGGAATAAATGGAAAAAAATATCCTATAGGAATAAAAGTAGAGTTTGAAACTATTAATCCTAGTTTTTCAAGAGACACAGTTAATTCTGAAGAAGTTTATACTAAAGCAATAAATCAAATAAAAACAGACGGAAGTTTTAATGTATCTAATCTTACTTTAGGTGTAAGTACATTAAAATATGCTGAGATTGGAGAAATAGATTCGACTGTTAATAGTGTAAATAAAGAAAATAGATTATCTTTTCCTATATTATCATTAACAAAAGATGTAGTAGTTGTAGTTAATGACAAAGTTAAAAAAGAAGTAAATAATATAGGAGGGTCTTCTGTTATAGATACCACAGGAGACGTTAGTGTTAATGTTAGAATTTCTCTATATATAACAGATTCTAATTTAATACAGAGTGTAATTAAAGGTGCAAAAGCTCCTGACATTAAAGTAGTAGAAGCTACTATTGCTGCACAAAATCAAAATCAAGGACCCACTGCAGAAGAACAAGCAGCGGCACAAGAAGCAGCTAATACCCAGATACAACAAGCTTTACAATTACAATCAGGGCTTGAATTAACTTTAAGAACTATTCAAGTTCATGCTCTTAATAAAGCTATTGGTGCAAGCAACAATGATCTTTCAATTGGTAGAAAAGTTTATACATTACCTATCTGGGATAAAAATGACAAGTCTGGAAACACTACATTTTATTCTCAGGTATTTTCTAATGGTATATTTTCTAAATATATTACAGAACTAGTAGAAGGTACTATAGTAGATACGGATCCTAAGAATCCAGAAGATAGATTTAAAATACAATCTAAGTATGGTTTTGCAACTGAGTTGATGGCAGGCCGTATTACAACAGCTGAGTTGAATCAAAAAAATGTTGATTTTAAAAGGTTATTAAATGCGTATGTAGTTCCTTATGAAATAAGTCAAGAGATAGTAAAAGGCGTAACTACAAACCACCCAGTATATATTCCATTAGGTCTATTATTAATGATACTTAATCATAGTTGTACTATATATGACACTAAAGACTCAACAGTTCAAACTCCTTTAGTTTATATTGATTTTAATCCTAATGTAAACTTCTTTTTATCTAACACAAAACATTTAAGTACAAATCCTTTTAAAGTATTAATCCCGTTTGAAGGAAGCTTTACTGACTATCAAGATTTGTTTTTAAAAGACATTTTAACTAAGGATCAAACAAAAATACAACCTCTTTCTGGAAGTAACGAAACAACGCCTTTATTTAATACATCTAATGATGACGCTTTGTCTAGTCAAATACCTCCTATCAAATTTGATGAAGCAAATAATAATATCTACAGAGCAAAAATCATGAATGTTTTAATTAGTATAGATTATGTTATTGAACTAGTTAGAGATTATAGCCTAAAAGATGGAACTAATAGCATATACTTAAAGCCGTTTTTAGAGCAGTTGCTATTAGACATAAACAAATATTTAGGCAATTTTAGTCTGTTAAGACTGGCCTACAATGACGGAGGCAATACTTTTCATATAGTAGATGACCAAGTAACACCGCCATTAGAAGGAGAGGAAATGTTACAACCTAGTAACATAAGTGAGATTCCTTTAGTAGGTAAGTTTAGTATAGCCAAGAGTCTAGAAATAAAAACAGATATTAGCACTAAGTTGAGTAATATGATCGCTATATCTGCCAATTCAGACGTAGCAGGAAAATCAACTCTTTCTACTAATGGAGATAATTTCGGCTTTATTAATACTAGCTATAAAGATAGATTCATACCGATTAAAGGAGATATAACTGGAAGTAAAGCAACAGATCAAGATACTGTAAAAGCAGCCGCGATACAATTTAATCAAACTATATCTGACTTTTATAGTAAAATTAATCCATCAGATTCAAATGTGTCTCAAGCTACTAACTACTATATAGAAAGGATGAGTAAAATAAAAAATACTGAATATCCTACTAGAGCGTCGGCTATGATTCCTGTATCTGTTAATTTTACAACAGATGGAATATCTGGTTTTACTATGGGTCAAGCATTTAGTATATCAGATCAACTTCTTCCTTACACATACAATAATCGTATTGTACAAGACCAAAAAGGACTATCAAAAGATCATATTAATAAAGTAGGCTTTGTTGTAGTAGGACTTACTAACACTATTGAAAATAATCAATGGACTACAGCGGTTAGAGCTAATATGATTTTCTTAAAATATAAAACTGATTTTGTAGGATCTGTTAAACAGTTAACAAATACAACAGTTCAATTTGGAGTTAATCCTGCTAATCCAATTGTTAATAATCCTGTTCAAGCATCGACCGGATCAACTACACTTCCAGACTATATAAAAAATAGTCAAGGGTATAAAAATTTTATAGCCACCACAGGAGTTCCAGAAAGAGTTCAACAAATAGCAACTAAATTAGGAGTAACTGCAGATGATTTATACATAGTATTTTATAAAGAAAGTAAGTTTAATTCATCTGTTAAAAATTCTATAGGAGCAGTAGGACTTATCCAATTTTTACCAAAAACAGCTGCCGGTTTAGGAGTCACTACTGATCAACTTCAAACAATGGGGCCTTTAAAGCAATTAGATTATGTAGAAAAGTATTTTGGTAACAACACATTTAGAAATGCTTATGATCTTTATCTATATGTATTTTTCCCAGCAGCAGTAGGAAAACCACTAAGCTCTCTAATAGAATCTAAAAATCAATCTGCTGGTATCATATCTAGACAAAATCCTGCAATTGCAACAGCAGCAGGAAAAAGACCTGGAGATCCTTTAACAGTTAATGATTTTTATATTTATGTTCAAAAATCTTTATTAGGTTAATATGTTAAGATATTATCCATCATTTGCAGTAAAACCAAATTTAAACACAGCAGGAACAGAATTTTTGCTGAATGGATTACCTTATTCTGGTAGGTACTACGAAACATATGATGGTAGAGCGTTTACAGGATCTAGCCCAGAAGTAGGACCTAGCGAACCTTTACAAAGGATCCCATCTTATCAGTCTGCTCCTGGATTAAGTAATACTAATTTGTCTACAAGATCTAGAAGAGATCTTGCTAATAAAACAGGAGTCGCAGCTTCTACAATAACAAATACTAGAATACCAGGCCAACCTAATTCTTACTATCCTCAACCAACAGATCAAGATTATAAGAAAGGTTACATCATACGTTACTTTACTAAAAAAGAAAACGAGCGAGGCTTCGTTACAGAAATATCTCAAGACGAGTATAACTCAATTGTGAATGGTACTGCTGACTACGACATTACTATTTATCAAACTACAACTATACTTTGGAAGTTGACAGGACCTTTGAATAGTAAACGTGAATCTCAATACAACGTTATACCAGGTATCATTGAAACAAATCAACGATTAACCGAATCAGCTAATAGAACTTTCTTAGGCATCCTTGACTTCATTGGTGGTGACTACGCAAAATTTGCTAGACCTACTATGTAGATAGTTTTTTTACTATCGCTACAATAGTATATTATTGTTACTAATAACAGGTTATGTATTTCATCATTGAAGATAAAGAACAATTACAGCGTCTAGAACTTTCAGACGAGGCGTTTATACAGATAGTCACTTCTAACGATTATTATCACCCTAAACTTTCAAGAGCCAGTTTAGTATATTATCATAATGGTAAGAAAGGCTATGTGTTTGTTATTAATCACTCAGAAGGCTTTTCTCTAGAGTTAAAGTTAGTAGAAGACTTTCTAAAGAAGCACACTAAGATCTATCTACTTGACAAGAAGTTTCACTCGTACTTCTTAGATCTACCTAACTCAATCGATGTACAGTTTATCTGTCTAGATAAAAACAACGAGTACAGTTCTTTTAATTGTGACACAGTGGTACATAAAGACTTTTATATAAAGTACCCTGTGCTACCTACACTAAATGAGATCATACCAATCGCTAAACACTATGAAAAGTGTGAGTGCTTGTATAAGTTGGTTAGAGACTACTTCCATCTTGAGATGGACATTGAACTTCAAGAAAGACTGACTGAGGCTTATAAAGGTGTAGAAGAGTCAGGTATCAAAGTTGATCTAAGCTGCTTTAATAAGAAGTTCCAATTCCAACACCCAGAATATAGTTTGTTAGGTGATACTATCTATTCTTACTATAACCTGTACAATTTGACAGCTAGGCCTACTAACTCATTCAATGGGATTAACTTTCTAGCCATTCCTAAAGACCAAGACTTTAGACAGTGCTTTGTTCCAAAGAATGACTTTCTAGTAGAGTTTGACTTCGATGCGTATCACCTAAGACTAATATCTAGGTTGATTGGCTTTGAGCCTCCAAAAGAATCTATGCACGTGTATCTAGGACGCGCATATTTCAACCAGGACGAGCTAACTGATGAGCAGTATAAAGAATCAAAGACCATTACGTTTAGGCAACTGTATGGTGGTATTGAAGCCCAATACAAACATATTGACTTCTTTAAACATCTGAGTGAGTTTATTGATCAAGAATGGAAGAAGTACAATGCTCACAAAGCAGCTGTCCTACCTACTGGCCGTATCTTGAAGAAGCTGCCTGGCATGAACAAGCTAAAATTGTTCAACTACATTGTCCAGAATCTAGAGACCAAAGAGAACATTGACAAGATCTTGGAGATAAACAAACTTCTAAGTAAGAAGAAGAGTAAGTTAATCTTGATCACCTATGATTCTTTCTTGTTTGACTTCAGCCAGCAAGATGGAAAAACACTACTAAAAAAGATAAAAGAAGTGTTAGAAAAGAACGACATGATTGTAAAACACAAATACGGAACCAACTATGCTTTCTAGTACTATATTCAATATTTATAATTAATTAATAAAAGTTATGCAAGAACACAAAATAATTGAAATTACAGCAGAATCGCTTATGAACAAGTTGTTTTGTACTTTCTCTTCCAAAGATGGTTTGGACGATACCCTTAGGGAGATAAACAGAGAGTACACTATTTTATATAAAAAGATATTCGTTTTGGCTTCTCCAGAGTCTGAGGAATACATGTGCACCTACAATATTGAACTTCAAGGTGGCCAGACTAAGATCCTTCCTAATACTATCCTACTCCATAGAAAGAAAGAGTCAAACACTCTTTATACCATTAACGCCTTGAACACTTTGATCAAGAAGCTAAATAATGGCGTACTAGATACATCGTTCATGATCAACTGGAACGACTATAAGAATTCTATCTTGTTGACTCAAGGTGACGACCTAAAAAAGTTAAACACTACTATCCATAAGATCGTTGCAGTCTAATATTTATTAGCATGAAAAAGCATATAACAGAGGTACAAAAGCTACAAAAAACTGCTGGCATATTAAATGAATCCCGTAGAACAAGTCTTGAAAACTTAACTCCGGTTCAACAAAAGCAAGTTTTAGCATTTGAAAAAATAATTGGTGGCAAACACGCTCAAATATTTGATGGTATCCGTGGAGTGGTTGTAGATATAGACACACCAGATACCCGTCTTACTTCAGAGAAGTTAAAAAAATTACTAGTGCTTAAAATTCGTTGGATAGAAACAGATCTAGATCTTGTAAGCATTGGATTCTAAAACAAAATAAATGAAAAGCCCTTAATTACAAGGGTTTTTTTATCTCACTTAATAGAACGATTTTTTCCGTTCTAGAACAATCATTACATTTACCAAAACAGTTATATATGGACATATCAGTCATCAAATCAAGATTGTCGGCTCTACAGAATCCACGTGGAGGACAAAAGAAAGATCTGAGCCAAACCATTTGGAGGCCAGCCGTGGGTAAACATTCGGTGCGTATCGTACCTTCTGTGTTTAACAAACAAAATCCATTCAAAGAGGTTTACATGCACTATGGCATCAACAACCGTTCTATGATGGCATTAACTAACTTTGGTGAAAAAGACCCTATTGTTGAGTTTGCACAAGGACTTCGTAAGTCTAGCGAAAAAGACAATTGGCAATTAGCTAAGAAGCTTGAACCAAAAATGCGTGTCTTTGCACCTGTAATTGTACGTGGTGAAGAAGACAAAGGAGTTCGTCTTTGGGAGTTTGGTAAGCAAGTCTACATGGACTTACTTTCTATCGCTGAAGATGAGGA